ACCGGACGTTCATCCTCGATTACACCAGCAAAAGGGATGGCATCTTGATTCTGGGTGCCATTGCGCGTGTAGATCGTGACGTTTTGAAAGTTGAAGGTGCCGTCTGGGTTTTGCAGCGGGGTGTTATCAAGGAAGATGCTTTTGAACCCGTCTTTCAATCCAGCGATCTCGCCTTCGCTGATTAGGTCGATGACCTGGGCGTACTGAGTTGAGTCGAGGCTGTCGTTTGCAGTGGTTGGGGTGCGAGCAGCACCGCCACCGCCACCTTTGCCGCCACCACCGCTGCCGCCTGCGCCGATGATCGTCATGCCTGCACCTGCACGGTGTCAATGCCAGCGGAGATGACCACGCTGCCTACGATGGTTTCACCGTAGACGATGGGCACCGGTACGCCTTGACGGCTGGTGTTTTGAATGCCGCTGAAGCTGTAGCTCTTGCGGGGATCGTTTTGTGTGTCGGGGCCGGTGGGGACTTTTGGCGTGGGCGTGAGTAGCTGGGCTACGCCACCAAGAACGAGGCTGGCGCCGACGCCAAAAACAACAGCGTTAAGAGCCCCTGCAGCAAAAATCCCGCCAACGGTTCCAAACGTCACAAGGCTGGCCAGCGCAATCAACGCAATCCCCGCAATGATCCGCCCCGTTGCACCAGCGCCAGCCATCACGGGCACGATCTTGATTTCTTGTTGGCCGGCAGGGTGGTGCAGCTCTTCTAGTTCGAGGTCGTAGGTGCCGACGCTGACGCGATAGTGCTGGTCAGCCATGTGGCGTTCCAGCGCGGGCCAGTTCGCAACCAGGAATCGCACGGCTTCAGCGGCGCTTGCTACGTCAGCTTCAAGGATGCGGTGGCCGACAAACTTGGCCAGCTTGCCGTATAGCTTGATCTTACGCAACATGACGCAACCTCCTACCCGTACACTTTAGGAGCCAGCCGGAATAGAAGTCACGCCCGCTCAGGCGGTGCTGGATGTGGTGCAGCACTTCTTGATGGCCGAGGTAGATGGCGCAGTGGTTGAGGCCGGCGCTGTTGATGGCTAGCAGCAACGCATCACCGTGCTGCAGCTCTTCGTCCTCGTTCAGTTCTCTGAAGCCGGTGTCGCGCCAGCACTTGTCGAAGTAAGGCGATAGCTGAAAGTCATCAGGGTTGTTGCATCGCTCCCAGTCGCGCAGCGTGATGCCACGCTCGGCGTACCAATCGCGGGTAAGGGTCCAGCAGTCGTGGACGCCCCACACCCACTCGCGGCCAATTAGCGGCGCCTTGTAGCCCGATGGCGTGCATTCGCCCCACTGCCCGGTTTTGGGGTTGACGATATGCCACGGCAGTCCGCTGGTTTCACATGCCGCTAGGTCTGCTGGTGAAGGCTGGGCTGGTGTTGATGGATGCGAATGCACAATAGCGACGATCTCGCCTTGGTCTTCAGCATCGGCCCAGTCAGCAGGATCCAGCATGAAGAATTGATTGGGGCTGCTTGCCAAGTTGCGGCATGGCACATAACGCTTGCGGCCCTTGATGATGACCAGCAGGCCACACGCCTCGCGGGGGTCTTCAGCTTGCGCGTGTTCCAGTGCCTTGTCTTGCCAGGTCATGTGGTATAGGTGCCGATACCAGGGAAGGAGCCAAACGGTAGGTTTGCGTTGGCCCTGAATGTGTAGGACTGGTCAGTCGCAAAAAATGTATAGGTGGCTGATGGGATGGCAGTGGGAATGTAAAAAGTCCAAGTGGCGGTTTGATTGCTGATCCCAGTGTTTTGCGTTAGGTCGGCAACGGTATTCGTAATGACGAACTGATTTCTTGATAATACACCTAGTCTAGTAACGGAACGGACGTTTGCTATTTGTGTAAAGCGATTAAGAGGCAGCAAGCTACTAGCTATAAACCATCCAACGGTAAGCGACGTGCCTAGGGCAAAATATACTGATGCCGCGATAACAGTTCCGCTTGCAGAACCAACCACACTAAATAATTGCGTTGGATCTACGGGAGTGCCGAGCGTGATGGTAGTTCCAGATACCGCAACTACCTGTGCGCCGGCTGGTAAGTAATTACCTGATACAGTCATGCCAGGAGCTATGCCAGTAGCACTGGAAACGACAATCTGCGTGTAGTTGCCTTGGATAGTGCCAGTTGTCACCACGCCGGTGGTGGCGGTGGCATTCTGGCTTAGCGTGACCAGGGCACCGCTCACGCTTGAGACAGTTGTACCAGCGGGCAAGCCGAAGCCTGTGACGGGATCGCCCGCGCTGAATGAACTGGCCTGCGTAAGCGTGAGGATGTTGCTGCCGAGCGTGACAGAGCCGGTGCGGTACTGCTGCTCAAAGCGCATCTCACAACTGCTTAGCTGCTTGCCGCAGGCGTCTTCAGCCAGTGTTGCAACGGGCTGGTTGTTGGTGTTGAAGTATGCGTTGCCGGCATAGCCGCATTCGGGACCACGGTATTTCCACTGACAGACGTTGCTGACGCACTGACGCTTTGGTGCGCGAACGCCAATCAGATCAAATACTGCTGCTAGTTCAAACTCGATAACGTCGCGGGTTTCAACTACTTTGCGGTCGATGTAGTAGATCTCCCGCGGGAACTCTGCCGTGGGGTCTTCGGTTGGGTTGGTTGGTTCTAGCAATATGGAGCTGCCATCTTCCAGCAGTAATGCAAAGCTATCTTCTGTTAGCAGGATGTCGCCACTGGCTGGGAAGTTTGCGCCGTCTAGAAACCTCGCTAAGGTGCGGATGCGCGTCACCTTGGCGCCTTCTAAGCCATTGGGCAGCGTCAGGATTATTGCTGTGATGGTGCCAAGGATGTTGCTAATACGCAGTTTTGGCCGTGGCAGTTGCCCTTGTCCGCTGTACTCAAACCCTTCTGCTTCAATGGGAAAGCGCATGTAAGCTTGACTATTCCAGATAATGTCGCCGTTGCTGCCCGTTGCATTGACACCAGCGTGGAAATAATACGTTTCGTTTACGCCATGCTGCGCAGCATTTAGCTCCAGCTCAAACAGCTCGATAATTGCGCTGGGTGCGACAGCTTGTAGATCTGAGACGGGAACAGCCATCAGGGCTCAAACACCTCGCGGAAGGTTGCCTGGATTTGGTTATTGTTGCAGTTGGTCAGCGTTGCCTGCCACTCCTCGCAGACAAACTTGCCAGCAGCGCCACGCGGTGATGTCCAGTCGAATGATTCCACACCAGCGCGTGCGTCAAGGAAGGCAAGGATGTTTTCCCGCTCAGCGTCGGTACGGTTGGCGAAGGTCAGCGTCCATTCCTTTGGGTCAGTGTTAAGGCCAAAGCGCACCCGCTGTTCGTAGCCATCGCCAGCTTGAAACTTGCGGACTCGAGGTTTGCTGTTCTCGGTCGCCTGAAAGCTTGGAACGTATGCGAAGGTACTCATGGGTTACGCCGCCGTCAGTAGGCCGCCAGGCCGTTTCTGTTTGACCAATTCTGCCTGCACCGCTTGCGCAATGGCACGGCCAAGCTGGGCGCCTTGACCTTCGTTGCCCTGCACGCTGGTGCCCTTGGCGTCCACTGAGACGTTCACCGTGGTGTTGCTGCCACCGCCGCCACCTGCAACGCCCAGCTTGCCATCGCGGCCCCGCATCAAGGGCATGATGGCCTCGGGGCCGGATTCGCCCATCAGGCCAGTGCGCATGGCGCCGCCGGTGGCGAACTTAAAGAGCGTGGGTGAACTGACAATTGAATTGGTAAAGGTGCCGCCTTTGGCGAAACCAGTGCGGGGCTGCGTACTTGGAGCAAATACGCCGCCGTTAGCAAAGCCGGTCAAGCCGGGGAAGAGGGCGCCAACCGCCTTAAAGATCGCAAACTTGATCAGCATCGCGCTGAGATCTTTGAGCACTGATGCCGCAAACTCTTTAAATGATGCCTTGCCGGTGGTGGCAAATTCAACGATGGCATTAGTCAGGCCGTCGATGCCGTTTGTGGCGATGCTGGCGAGGTTGGCGCCAAGGTTGGTGGCTGAGTCATAGGCCTGCTTGAAGGATTCCTTAAACTGCGTCCCAAAGCTCTTGCTGCTTTCTTCTTGCTTTTTAGTTGCGGCATCCAGTGTGCCGGCACGCTCGCGCAACAAACGAATCTGCTCAGCCAGTGCCGGGTTGGTCTGGGCAAGGATATCCAACTGCAGCAGGTTCACCTGAGCGTTCAGCTTCTCAAGCTCAGTTAGCTCGGTCTTGCCGCGCACCACCTCTGCGATCTTGGCGTCGTAGTCGGCCAGGCTGGGCAGCAGATCTTTAAGACCTTGCTGGTATTGACTGTCAGCTACATTTGCCAACGATGCACCAAGCTGATTGATCAAATCAATTGTTGGCTTCATGTCAAAGCTAACTCCAACTTTTGCAAGCTCGTTGGAAAGATCAACAAGGTCATCTCTAAAATCATTTGTTATGCGCGTTGCGTCCGTTAGTTGGTCGCCGCGTTCAAAAAATAATGCATCAGCGGCGGACACACCAACTCCTGCATAGGCGGCATTAGTGTCTTCAATGCTGCGCCGCAGATTTTCTTGCATGTCATAGGCCTGTGCTTCTAGCGTCTGTCGCCGATCCAGCAGGCGCTCCTGCTCTGTGGCGGCACGCCTAGCCTCTGCTGCTGCCTTGCGTCTAGCTGCTGCCGCTGCTGCGTCGCTGCTGGTGGTGTCCGGCTCCATGTTGCGGCCGCCTGGGCGGAGGCCGGTGCCGGGTGATGGTGCAGACCCAAAGGCCAACTTGTTCAGATCTTTGATGGCTTGCTGCGCTTCTGCAAAGCCGCTACTCACCGCAGTAGTGATGGTGTTGAATGCAGCGCCAAAGTCACCCGCAAATGCCTGGCTTGCTGCCTGCACTGCCGCAACGATGTTTTTGATGAGGATGTCCACTGCCTTGACGACGGTGTAGATCGCAACCGCTATGCCGCGGATCACGCCCTCGATCACCTTGAAGAGCGCGGTCCAATCCTGATCAGTGTCAAACAGATCGCCAAACACCTCAAGGATTGACTGCAACGCCGGCAGCAGTGCATCGGTCAGCTCTAACCCGAAGCCTTGCGTCTTGATGCCCAGCTCTTTGATCGTTTCATTGAACAGATCAGATCGCTTAGCAAAGTCCTCGCCCACCTTGTAGGTGAACTTTTCCATGTATTCCGCGCCTTCGTTCAGCAGCGGGATAAGATCCACGCCGGACTTGCCGAACAATGCAACGGCTGCGGCCGCCTTCTGCGCACCATCGGGCATGTCGGCAAAGCGATCAGCGATCTGCTTCAGCGCCTTGTCTGCCGGCACCACCTGGCCGTTGGCATCCTTGATATCCACGCCAAGCCGTTTGAACTTGCCGGCCAAGTCATCATTGCCTTCTGCCGCCTTAACCAGGTTGACGTTTAGCTTATTCAGCCCCTTGCCCAGCGTGGCCAGATCCACGTCAGCAAGTTCGGCGGCGTTGCCAATGCCAATCAGAGTATTGGCTGCAATGCCGGTCTTGGCCTGCAGGTTGAAGAGCTCATCGCCTGCGTCGATGGATTTCTTGATTACAGCCGTCAGCCCGCCCACGATGGCGCTGCCAGCGATTGCTGCACCAAAGCCAGCAACTGCACCTTTGAGGTTGTTGAACCCCATTGCAGCGTTCTTTGCCTTGCCCTGCAGCCCCTGCATGGAGTTGCCCAGCCGGCGGATGTTGTTCTCGCCTTGAACGTCCGCCTTGATGCGGAGCATGGCATCCATGTTCATCGCCATGTCAGATGCTCCTGCTGTTGATCGAGACCATTACCGCTGCCTCCATCACCTGCAGGTCCTCCAAGAGCGCGCGTGGGTCTTTTACTTCGTACATCATAAAGAGCCAAGCCACTGCTCCATAGTCCAATCCCAGCACACCGCTCATTGTGGTGCGCCACTGCGTCTGTACTCGCAGGAACATCTCTAGCACCGGCCAGTTTTCCTCCCATACCTCAAAGTCATCGGAGCGGGGTTGTTCTGGCAGCGCCACTCCAAGGATGGCGGCATCGTCTTGAGTCTCATCCTTAACGCCGCCGCCGGCCCAATGCTCGGCGGCCTCTGTCAGTTTTTTCTTTTGGCTCCTTTGATGCTGTCCATGTATGCCTTGAGTACAGCAATGGCCAAGAATGGCACCTCCAGCAATTCATTCAATCCCTTCTCGCTGAAAGGGATCTCGTTGCCTTCGTCATCGTTGATGCCAGACCAACCAACGAGCACATCTCGAGCGATGTCGGTGATTTGATCCAGATCACCTAGATCTTCGAGCTTCTGCAGCTCGGCAACCATCGGACCGATTTTGCTTTGTGGCAGGCGCTTGAACTCACCATCAAAGGTCTGGCGCTCATGGCGGCCACCATCGATCGGAAGATCAAAGGCGACCGGCCATGAGTAGGTGCCAGATTGCTTAAGAACAAATGCCACGCGGATTAGGTGTAAGCGATTGACAGCTCATCATTGCCCGAACTGGTCGGAACCGCAATAAACGGCATGTTGAGCATCTGCACGCCATCCTGATCGCTGTAGGTCAGATTGCCTAGATCAGATTGCGCAGTGGTCACCGTGCATCGGTTGCCGGCAGTGGTGCCGTGCTGGAAGGTGATGCTGCCTGTGCTGCTGCCAGTGGCGATTGTGAAGAAGTCCTTGGTCGCGATGGTCGGCGCCTCGATCACAACGGTGCCGCTGGGCATCCGGTTAGTTATCAGGATCTCCTTTGAGCAACCCACCAGTTCGCGGTAGATCACATCATTGGCAAGGCTGAAGTTGTAGGACTGCAGACAACCGCTGTAGGAGAACGCCGAGAAGCTGGTGGTGTTGCCTTCCTTGAACAGCAGCGGAGCCGCTTGGTTGGCGTAGGTCGGGGTGGGCAACGTCTCGTCGGTTGGAGCGTTGTAGATCCCGGTCAGAGAAAATGCGATCGATGGGATGGCACCCACTTCAGCGCTGATGTCAAATGTGCCGCGGCAGCCCGTCAGCTTGTGGCGGATCCCGTCTTCGTGGTAGTAAATGGTAGAACTTTCAAAGCCGCTGCTCTCGGGCGCATAGGTGGCGCTGGTGCTGGTGACCAGCGTCTCGCTAAGGCCGCAACTGCGCAGCACCGGGCCATAGGCCGGAGCGGTGCCTGCCGTACCGGAGCCAGCTAGCTCAACCTCAAAAGTGACTTCAACCCGAGTTTGAGCCAGCAGTTGATCAGCTTGGCCCATGTATGGGCGCACCAGGTCGCGGTTTACCGTGTCGGCAACTAGCGGCTGGATCTCAAGGTTGCGCACCAAGATCGCGTTGCTGGCACCACTCGGCGTCGAGTCGGTGCCGTAGGTGCTTTCAATTTTCGCCAGGATCAGGCGTCGGCGAGTCAGAACTGATGCCATTAGAGGCTACCTCGAAGGTTGGATGAGGGGCCGGCTGGGTCCGCTCGACGAGCTTTCGCTTGCCGGTTTTAGGATCGACCAGGTAGCTGCCGCCCTGGCCTTTGTGTTCGTCCACCATGATAGCTGCTAAGGGCTGAGGGATAAATCGGCGACTTTCGTCCGATACCTGACAGCGTAATCGCAGCTGATCACACCACTGGG